CGACATACCACCTTTTGTGTTAGCAGGCTGGGCAACTTCCATATCTCTGACTGATTTTTTTGATACAAACTTCTTCTCTTTTACTAATTTCATCAAAACTGGTAAAAGCTCAGACATTCTTCCTCTTGCTTTAAGTGCCTGAATAAGCCGAGTTATAACTAAAGTTTTCTGTCCGTGTTTTAAATTTGCCCAATCTGACGTAAGACGCCGAACGGATTTATACTGGCCGTTGTTAACCATTAATTGCTGTTCAATTTTAAACAACATTTGGCCATCAAATTGCTTGTTTACCTTTCCTTTGGCTGTAAACCGCAACCATGCTTTTAATTGTGTTTCATTTACACGTAAATTTTGTAAAAACATCTGGCTTGCTTCTTGATCGGCACACAATTTATCTGTATCGTCAGTGCCCAATAAGGCCGTTAACATAATATACAGATCTGTACCATTTGTTCTAAATACATTAAAATTTTGATACATCATTGTTTTTGTCGCATACTTGGATGCAACTGGTGCATATTTAAATTCATTTTTAAGAATAACCAATGTACACAGGTATAAAAATGACAAGTCAGCGGCATCCTTTGCAGTGAAACGATTTATCTGCTTTTTTTGCCTTACTAGTCTGCTTTCTGACAGTTCATCTATAAAATCAAGTTTCATAATACTATTTATTAATACTCCTTCTGAAAATTAGCGGCACTAAACCCCAATCTATCAACAATCTTTATAGCATTACCTACATGATCAACGGCTACAAACCCTTCTGGGTCACGCACCTCAATTGAGCCATCTGCTGTGATCTCAAATGTATCCATTGCTTTGATTCCGTTTAACTTTTTAGCAAACATACTTTTAACGCTAAACAACAGGAACCATAATTCGTATAAATCTATAAATTGCTGTTTGTTATTTTCAAAAAATTCTAAACCCTTTTCTAATTCTTGTGTTTTACGAGCAATTGCGTCATCTCGTTTATATCCTGCTATCTTTGTTTCCAACTGTTCTTCAAATCGAGAAATAAAACTTATAGCAAGTTGCTCAGCACTATCAGGGATAGCACCCTGCCGAACACTTGCATTAATTGTAGATTCTAAATCTTTTTTAAGATCTTTACCTAAGGCATCTGTTTCTAGAAAATTAAAAAACTTTTTCCCAGTTGCGATTAGGCTTTTCTTTGCATCATTTATTGCTTTACGGATTGTTGCCGTTTCTTCGGCAGTTAATGTTACTTGCCCACTTACATCGTGTATCGCCGCATCACTAAACCAAATTCTGTCAGTTGGAATTAAATCTTCTACGCCGGCGCCAAATTGAGCATCTTCACTTGCTGGCCAGTTTGGATAACTGGTATGAAACACTATACCTAGTTTGGCTTCATCAATTTTCTTACCTATATCACTTTCAGCAGAAACTGCATATGTTAACGTATTTGGCGTAAACATTATAACTTCGTCGCCATCTATTGTCGCTCTTTTTTTACTGCCCGATATAAAAAGCAAGTCGCCTTGCAATAATCCTTTAAAATCAGGCGGAAAAATCTTAGGCAGTTCTGTTAATACTTCTTTTAATTTACTACGCAAGTTGCTTTTTTCTTCACCTTGCTTATTAGCATCAATTGCATCTGGCGTATCCATAATGCGAGGTGTTTTGGCAAAAATGCCTTTATCGCCCATTACAAATTTACCAGTTGTTGCATCTCTACCTGCAAGAATAGCAGGGGAACCGTCCCATTTTGTTGTTATATTAACTGCTGAATCTGCATGGCCTTCAAGCATATCTAATAATTGATATGCTATATCCAGTGCAGTGTTGGCACCTTCGTACCCATCGTGTATTACTTTATCTTCAAAATGTTTAAGATGTGTATTTGCCTCTTCGTCTAACTCAACTTCGTCGTTAATTGCTCTTCGTACATCAGCTAACTTATGAAAGCCTACCTGCCTTTTTCGAGTTATACGCGGGCCTCTGAATTTACGTTTTTGTTTAATATTAAGAATTAGTTCATCAATCTGCATTTTCTAGTCTCTTAAGAGCGTTACTAAATCTCTCTATTTTCCCTGTACGGATTGCATTTAAAAATTTCTTCTGTAATCTATCAGCCACATCCGCGTCATAATTTTTCTCTAATAATTGCATAACATTATTAGCACTTACAATAACATGACTTGCTCTGTTTTCAACAATTAACTCTTTATTTTTATCAGGCAAAATATTATCAATTTCAGTTAATATACTCTTTATTTTCATTGATGCACAAATCCTTTCTAATATTTATCTAAACTAACTTCTTTTCACCGATCCAGTTTATTCATATTCGAAATCATTTTACGAATATCTGCGGATTTGGTTTCAACAGGTTTACCATTTACTTCTTTATCATCGGTAACAGAACTTTTCCTAACTACATTCTGATACAATACCTCTGATGCTTGCTCTTCCTCACCCTCAGGCAGATCGCTGATTTTCAAACTTTCAATGTCAAACTGTAAATCGACACGTTGGCCTACGCCACTACTACTTCTTGTTTTCATAAATTGTATCTGATATCGTCCTCGCTCTCGCATTGGTGCACTTGTAAAAATACCTAACACATTATCTGCGGTTTGTACTTTACTTAATCCACCTGCAATATGCGAATGATCAAATTCAATCTCTTCTACTGCCGTTCTATTTAATTGTGATGCTGTTACTAATAACGTATCTAACTCAACTGCTAAATTACGCAACTCTTCGGCAACATATTTGTCTTTAACAAACAGATCGCTCGGACTTACCCGTTTATCATTAGGCATCATTAAATCTAAATAATCAATAATAACTGCTTGCGGTTGCCTACCACTCTGTATCTCATACTCTTTTAAATATGATCTAAGTTGCCCAGCATTAACACCACTTGGCAAATATGCTATTTGCATTGCACCCGCTTGCTTAGAAAGCAACTTAACCTTTAACTCAACATCTTCCAAATTTTTAAATAAACTTCGACTACTCATACCGGTTGCCATGCTATCTATTCGCATAGCAACTAATTCTTCACTTAATTCAAATGTAAAATAAATTACATTCAATCCGAGAGTTGACCAATTTAATGCAAGATTCTGTAAAAATAAACTCTTGCCTGTGCCACTGCCGCCAGCAAAGATTGATAACTCGCCTTTATTAAAACCACCAAACAATTTTTTATCAATTGCTGTCCAGCCTGTACTTACTTGCCCATTGTTATCCTTTAAAGACTTCAGTCGTGTTACTGGATCTTCATAATAGTCTGTGCCGAGGCTTTTTGTTAAACCTACTTCACTTGCTTCTTTTACACGTTTTTCAACAGAATAATATTCACCTTTTGTAATATCATCTGCACTTTCTAAAATCGCTTTTTCTAATGCTTTAAATTTTGCAAAATCTTGATACTCATCTAAAAACCATTCCTTATGCCGAGCAGTTACATCTGTGTTTGCATCAACACTAATGCCTGTTTTTGCTTGAATTTGTTCAGCAGTCGGCAAATCATTATACTTCTCTGCGTGTTGAGTAATTAAGTCTACTGCTGGCCTTAATTTATTATTAAAATATGCTGATACAACAATACCTTGTACTCGTACATACAAGTCCTTGTCGCTAATTAAAAAACTCAAAAATAGTTTTTGTAAATCTTCTGTAAACTCTTTCGCCATCTATCGTGTCTCAACTAATATCTGATGTACAAAATGTGGATCTTGAATTAACTTGCGTTCAATGTGCCGCAATACTTTCCACGTTGGTAATCTTTTATTACGTATCTGTAAACCTATTGATCTCAACATCTCTTGTTCTTTAAAATTTAAAGTCAAACCGCAACTATTATTCTTTTTACTAGGCGTCGGTTTATCAATATCATCTATTATATCCATAATTTTCTTATTATCTTCAGATAATTTATCTACTTGCTGTTGAAGTTCATCTATTCTTCTATATAAATCACTAATCTGGGACATCTATATACTCCTTTTTAATACATTAATTTTCACTGGTGCATTTTCTTTTGCATCTATGATACTTTTTAATGTAAACAATCTGCCATACTTTTTAACAGCATCTGCCACATCTCCTATTTCTTTATCCCACTCTGGGAAACTAACAGACCATCCATGCTTAATTGCACTTGCTATTAATTTTTTACCAGGTTGATCTCTATCTGGTACTAAAATAATTTCTCTATTAAAACCATTTAAATATTCTGCTTGTTTATCTGTTACTTGCGAACCCAATAATGCTATACCATCAATACCAATTGCATCAAATGGCCCCTCAACAATTATAGCATACTTTCTTTCCTTTGTAAATAGTTGGTCAACATTAAACAAATAATCTCGTTGTACTTTAACATAATACTTCGGTGTCGTATCTTTGTTTGGAGCAATGTGCCTTGTTATCCATCCTACTATTTCGTCCTTACAATAGCAAGGAACAATGATACGTTTATTTAAATCCATATACGAATCGGGTGACCAATAAAACTCCCAATTTTCATAAATGCCTGCTCCTCGTGATTGTAAATATGCCAACACATCAGTATCTGCATTTTCGGATATACGAACGGCACCTTGCGGCAATGCAATTGGTTGCCAATTTAAATTTATTGGTTTAACTGGTTCTACAACCGTGTCATTGTCCTTCTCTTTAATACTTTCTATTTTTAATTTATTAACATCCGCATCATCAAAACCTAATCCTACTAATAAATCAACAAATTTCTGTCCTAAAATACCACCTTGATGAAATCCTGTTGTATATCCACAGTTAAAACAATGATACGCAATAGCACCAATTGTACTAAAATTAAAACCGCCGCGTTTTCGTTTATCAGGCCTAAGTTCGCCCATACTGGTGCACATTGGACAATTCAATGATTGCCAACCACTCGGTGTAGTTTTTCGACCAGCTAGTCGAGACAGAATTAATGATTGTAGTTTATTAATTAACACTAAACACTATTTTAACTTCTAATTAGTATTTTGTCAATCGTTCCTGTATTACTAGCATCTGGTACATGAACAAATCTAAACCAATTTGTTGTTATATTGAAATTAAATGGATCTATACCTGTTTTTGTTGCGTAGTTATTGTATTCAACAAGACTATTGTCAGTGTGTAAATCTATAACAAACCAGTTCGTCGGTGAAGTTAAATCGTGGCTACCTTCAGCATATACTTTACCAGTATAGTCTGTTAAATATATTGCACATGTATGCAATGACGATTGGTATCCTCTGTTCGGTGCGGCTGTTACTGCGTTGCTTTCATACCGCAAACCATTAAGTACAAATGATGTAACTTCTAATGATTTGGCCGGACTTGGCAAAATACTATCTGTCAACTCGATTGTACCAGTTGCGCCTTGTGCTAAATCAGTATATAGCATACTATCATCGCCGTTGGTGTCTGTTACCGTAACACTATACTCATAAAAACCTGCATCCAAATTAGTCGTGTCGCCCCAACTAAATATTACATCAAATGTACCTTTAACTTCATCACGGACTATAGGATCCTTTCGAAGTACTAATGCACCTGTGTTAGCATCAATAATATTAACCGACAACGTTAATCCACCAAGAGCTGCTAGCCGGCGGGCATCATCATAAACATTAAAAGTTATTTTATCATCAATTCCTTTATGAATTTTAATTGTATCGTTATACATTGGTCCTTCCATTCGTTGGCCATTATTCGAGATCGTTAACTTATATGTTCTCTTGTAAATGTAAAGATCTTTTATAGCCATTTTCTAAATACTCTAAAATATTTATCTATAATAAGTAATAGTAATGATCGACGACGAATCCCATATAATCGGAAAATATCCATTCTTAACTGGTATTAAATATGCTAACAAGGAGATAATAGGAATTATACAAAACCACAATTCGCAAATCACCAGTATCTATTGCTTTGACTTATTGCTTGACGAAGAAGAGAAAAGGCGATTCCTTATGACTGGAGAGACATGGTGGTGGGAAAGTAATCGAATAACACCCATTAATTTATTTTTACCAAGAGAAATTGAGCGGTTTAGATATTGTTTAAAAAATTATATTAGCAAAGATGTTGAATTTCTGTTCGGTCCTATTACAAGCCTACATAACATTATACGAAAACGAGTTAAAAGACGAACGGTTCAACTAATTCGCAAACCTTCTTAACTGCTGGCTTTTTCTACAATCAAGTTTAATTGCACTGCAATCGCCAACGCATAGGACACCGAATGTGCTTTCTTAAAATAATAACCTTCCTCAGGTTTTATCCAAACTTCCTTCATCACCTTTTCCCAACTTTTACCTAACAGGTATCGTTTTGCTGGCCGGATGATTGCCAACACGGCCGCCAATTGCTCTATAGTAGTTGGTTTCATTTGGCTCACTATATCATAATGATTATGTATATGAAACAACTGCTCAACAATTTCTTTATGTTCTAATAATTCCCAAACCGGTTTAGTATCTATTAGCCTATGTAGATGATCATTATCAATAACATCATTATACACACTTACATTCAGCAGATCCAATTTAAAATAGCCACGTAACTCAGCATCTTTATAATTAATACTTGCTACATTGGCAAATGGATTAACTGGTATATCATTAAAATATACACCTGTATTGTGTTTCTTCTCGCCGTCGATGCTTGCTGGAATATGCTTTAATACATTTAGAACATCTTCTCGATTTTTAAGATCAATATCTATGTCAGGTAATTTCATAAGCCTGCTTCTGTTAAAATAGTACGAACAAATGTAACTTCATCTTGATTATTTTGAAATTTCTTATACCAGAAATTTGGATCCAATGCGTCAGCAACTAACCCAATCTGTTCATCACTTAATCTGTTTAACGCAGACTGCCCTGCTTCACAATTAAATACCACCCAGGGAGATAGCCGGCCTGTTCTTACCCAATATGTAAAAATGTTAGGACCAACATCTTTAAAAAATGTCGTCCAGTTTTTCTTTTCTCGTTCACCCCATCGATGCATAAACTTAATACTTCGTTCTAGTGCTTCGTTTGCAGACTCATTGATTGTATACTCTCTCACAAACAACTCGTAGGCACCGTCTTTGGCCCAGTCGTCTAACTTTAAATTATGCTTAACAAGCCAATCGACAAATATTTCGTGTTGCAAACAATTTACATCCTTTGCAAACCTTCCGAACTTAATGAACCCGAGATAAAATTGGGAAGTACGAAAATCATCAAATGATTTTTGCTTTGGTTTAATTGCCGTAGAGTTTAATTCATGAAATCGCTGAAATGCTCTGAATCCAAGTTGTACATGTTTTTCATTTTGTGCAGTATGCCGACGCTTTTGTTCGCACATATGAGCACCTAATGTTTTTACACTCTTAAATTCTCTATTACAAAATTTACATTTAAACCCATCAGGTTTTTTTCTTTCTTGATTTTCCATCAAAGATATCAGAAATTTGTTTGTCGTTGTATCCCATTTCTTTTGCAAGATTCCGGAAGTCATCTTCTGTGTTTAATTCCTTTAATAAATTTAATTCATCGTCGCTTATGGTCGGGTATACTTCTAATAAAAATAAATCAATTTTACTGTCTTTTACTCGACTGTTAGGTACGCCAACCCATTGCTTATAGTATTTCTCATTACCCAGGCCAATGACACTTAAAAGTAACCATTGCAATTCAGGGTGATCACTTATGTCACTATAGTTGCGATTGCATAACTCATTTACAAATAAAATATAATGTTCTTTATTTTTAATCGGACAAGTTGCCCAACGATGTATCATCCAAAAATTCATAGTGCTACTTTTTTTAGATTCTACTGGTAACTTGTTATAAAAATTTCTATCCTTCCGTCCTATAGCAGGAAGAATTTCTTTAAACATATCTACTTTCATATGATAATATCGCCAATATCAATTACATCAGGTATTTTGGTAGTCTCTTTTACAAAATAACCGCATAATGGATTATGCTTATCCTCTAGCGGCATTGTTAGCACATGACCAAATTTTAATTTAGGAAAATACCATTTGACTTCTACAAATACATTAATAATTTGGATCGGCTCCCATGTGGGCATATAACCGTGTAATGGATTATAAAGTAATGTTGTGAAACCTCTATCGTTTAAATTAACTAAAGGAATAACTTCCATATCACCGAGGCCGGGTTCACCTATTAACACACTCCAATCCAATGGCATCTGCACTTGATATGGACCAATTTGTAATACTACTGCTGGTGTGCTAAAACTTTCTAAGAATATTAGCGGTAAAAAATAATAATCAATAAATGTCGGATCGGTTGTATCTAATACACAATACCGTACATCATCAATTACATCAGGTAAATTATTTAAACTATATGTCTTGTTATCTATTGTTAATATTTGCATTTATGACCTTTCTATTATTATACAACAAAACAAATCAAGTTGCAACTTATTTATAAGAAATTTTTTCAATATTAAACGGATATTGTGCTTCGCGATAATATTTCTTTCGTGTTGTCAGATGTCGTTTACTATATTTACAATTGCTAGTAATATCCCATATTTGAACAAAGTCTTTATCGTGTGCTTTACGAATCCCTCGTCCAATACTTTGTATTACTCTTACAAAACTTTTTCCTGGTTCTATTAATACAAGATTAAAAATACGAGGAATATTAATACCAACAGATGCCACACCATATGTTGCTATAATCAAACTATCATTGCTTGTTGCTACTTCATCATATGTTTCTTTTCGTTCTTCATTTTTTGTGGCACCCCTTACAAACATGGCGTCTGGAATTCGTTCTATTAGCATCTCCCCTGTCTTAATTCGATCAATTAACACAAATGTATTACCGGCATTTGCTATATCCTTTATCACCGTTGCTAAATAATCTATTCGATTAGCATCAGTTGACAAGTATTTTAACTCACTCGGGTAATTCGGATACTCCACATCATCTTTTAATTGCAAAACTTTAACTTCACAATTACTTAACACACCTTGCTCTTGTAACGAGTGTGCGCTTATACGATTTATAACTTCACCGAGGCTTGCTTTAAGACTTATGAATTCATATTCTGCTTTTGGTATTGTTCCTGTTAATCCCCATCGTATGGGCACATTAGCAAATACACCAGTGAGCAATTCTTTTAGCACATCTGCTTTTGCTTGATGTACTTCATCCACCATAATACAAATAACACTATCAATAAATTCTTGAATATTAATATCAGCGGTTTTCTTTTTGCTTTTTTTAAGCAAAACATTTAACGACTGCCAAGTACAAATGGTATGTTGGTGTCCATAATCCTTTCGGTCACCATAAAACACACCAACATCCAATCCTATATTTCGATAGTCTTCTTCTGTTTGCGTTACTAGGCTCTTATTAGGTACTATAACAATCGTTCTACCGTACTGCTCGCATAACTTACTTAATGTGGCAGTAATAATTGTTTTACCTGCGGCTGTTGCAATCTCTTGTAAACTTTGCAAGTGCTCTAAAAAATTATTAATAGCATCTATTTGATAGTCTCGCAATACAATATCTTGTCCTTCATGCGTATGCCCTTTTGGCCATTGAATGCTACTTAAATAATTTTCGTCTATTTGCTCAAACTTTAAATTCCAAGTCTGCCTGTGATCATCAATCTCAATATCATATCCAGCGTTCTGAAGTATAGGTAGCAGAGTATCCAACAGATTTAAATAAGTTCTACCGCCTACATCGCAAAATCTAATCATACCGTCCCATCGTCCTAACTTATACGCAGGCATATGATAAGCATATGGCAACATAAATTTAAGAGCGGCAGACATTTTACGGCGAGTAGCCGGGTCAACGTTATCTATTTTAATATTAACTTCGTCGCGAATGATTAATTTTGCTGTAGCCATAATACTATTTTATACTAAAACGGAGAAAAAGTCAATGTAAAAAACCCCGGGTTGCCCCGGGGCCACTGTCCGCTCAGACAATGTAAACTTTATGATACAACTGGCCGCCGCCGCATACAGGTCGTTTCAACCAGTCGTTTCCACTTATCATTCGCCGGTGCCATCTTGTATAAATCAGCAACCTTGAGCACCATTCGAAGTGACACTTCACGCAATTTGTCTTTGTTCTCATCGATGTAATCGACAAGCATCTGGTCTTCACCTTTTTTAAGCCGGTGTTCCTCGAGCATACCGTCTCCAACAATCTGCTTAATACGCATCATCTTGTCGCGCATTGTATCCAGTGTCAGATCCAAGTAATGACAACGGGAGATAATGGCTTCCAAGTGATCCTTGATCTTACCAATCCGGTTGCCCTGCGTTATCGCATCAAACTTCAGGTTTGAAATAAAGATGATCGAACCATGGAATTCAAAGTGATCCGGGATTCCCTCTTGCCGCAGTTTTGAGGAATCTGCGTTCCAAAAAATCCTGCGATGCTTGCCCGAGTCGAGAGCACCTTTGAGAATGTTCAGTGCTAGTTCATCCCAGAGGATTGTATCGCAATCATCCAATACCAGCACTCGTCCTTTGTCACTCCAATTATAAAGGAGGGCATACAACCCCAAGGCAGTCATTGCGCCTTTGACGACCA